TTTAGGTGTGGGCTTTTTATCGCCATTCATTGCTCGCTCTTGCACAGCGTTTCTATATCCTATGGCAGTATCAGCAATAAACACATCAAAGGTATTGGCACGAGTAATAACTTCACTGGGAAGCATACCGTATCGTTCGCTTAATGTGTCTATTAACATAATCATACTGAGTTCTATACTTCCTTCGGGTATTTCTTCCTGTGTTACTTTCCCAAGCGTTCTACTACTGCTCCTATAACGGTCATCATTACATCATTGGGTAATGCTTCACCTTCTTTAACAGCTTTGTTGCCTGCTTCATCAAGCACTAGGTCATTGACCATTTTAATCATTTCACCATAATTGTCGGCGCCCAGTGTAGCCATTTTGATAAATTGCTCAATGGGTTGTCTATCCATGATCCAAAACTCTAGCTCATCACCATATTTTTCTTTGATCTCTGGTGTGTCTAGAGTAATTTTAATTAGTTGTGGCTTACTTGCCAGTTGTGTTAGTTTCATTTCATATCCTCATATCTTTGTTTTAAGTAATGAACGGTTGCTAGTGCAAACTTCATTCTAACTTCTGCTTGTTCCAAGTCTCTCTTGGCACATCTTAATTCGCTGAGTGCTTTGGCAATTTCTGCTTCTATACTGCGAAATATCTCATCATCTGTTTTGTTATCAAATATCATAATATCTCCTCAGTGTTATTTATACATTATTTTCAGCCAAACAAAAAGCACCCGAAGGTGCTTGATGTAATTCTAATTAAAGAATTAACTTACTGTGTAGTCACCAGTTACAGTCAATGTTAAAGGTGAAACCCATACAGGAGCGTCTGCTGACACTGTTGGAGCCAAGCCAGTGATGTAAGCAAGCCCACTAATAGTTTTGCCTGCTGTGCCTGTGCTTGTGTCGCCCAAGTATAAATCAAAATCAACTAAACTCTTGTCTTTGCTTAGACCAAAAATGCCTGCGGCAATTGCTGGTCTAACTGTTGTTGAACCACCTGTAATCAAGGTAGTTACAGTTGCTGATGTTGCTTTATACCAAGCAGATGTAGATGTGGTAAAAAATATGTCGTCAACAGTCATACCGGCGACTGGTAACGCAGCCGGGGTAGCCACAGTTGTGAATTTTCCAAAGAATTTATCTTGATCAAGAACAATGTTCAAGTCAAGACCGTTGGTTGCTGTCGTAGCAACATTTAATTTACTGCCTGAGTCTAACTGAGTCCAAGTAAATAGATCATTGGCGTTGTTAACGGTAATGTCTTGCATTGCTGGGATACTCATTGTTGCGTCGCTGGACAACGCATAATTATATATCGTCAGAGTTGCTTGAACATTGGCAACGCCGGGTGCTGGGAATATGTATGCCATATTATTTTCCTTATGCTAAATTTGCGAATCTGTATTCGCCTTCATAGATAACTCTATCGTTGTCTATGGTGACTGTATAGTCAAACAAGCGTGTGAACACGCCTGTGATGGTAGTGATATCTTTAGCACTACCTAAGATTGTCAATGCTGAATCTAAATCAGTGTTTCTATTTTTTGCATCCACGGTTAAGAACCATCTTACGATAGTCGTTCGTTGATTGATCTGCAAACTACCTAATGTAGGCAGTAAGGTGTCTTCTTCAGTATAGGGTTCATCAAGATATACTCTACGAGCATTCTTCATGTATAACGGATTAGTTCCTTCTTGAAACGGCAGTTCCTGACTGGTCTTAATGCTACCAGTTAGTTGTGCTGTCAAATAAGTTAATAATTCTGTTCTCATCTTACACGAACTCTATTCACTACGCTGGCCATCTTGTCCGCGGTATCAATCGTTCCGTTTTCGCTGAAGTCATACCAGTCGCCTGCTTCAATAATTTCATCAAACAATACATTATATAAATCCTTGTAGAACTTGATCTTTTGGATCTCTGCACTATCTGGATTGCCAAAGTCAGCAATGCTAGGATACACATATTCGTATAATGCGAAATACACATTAAGGTCTATGAACTCCTGCGTTCTGGCTAATATATAATCTGGATTAACAGCGGGTAATAGGTTTGGATCAATGATCTGTGCCATTCTACGCTGATAGTCTCTCCACCAATTTGTGTTCCTAATCTGTGTAAGAATACGCTGACTGGCTTGTTCTAAGTAATCGTTGATCTCGGATTCTGTTAAATCTTCATTTGCTTCAAAAACACGACTATCACGATTCGTGACATCCTCATAGGTTGCAAAACTTACGAATGTTTTATAACTGTATATAAATGCGCTGTTCATTGTGATAGTCCTTTAGATTAATTTAGCAATTAAGGGTTGATGCTTGAGTCAAACTGCAAGTAGCGACCATAGTTGTTCTGTAGGATACCTGTGCCATAATATGCTGAACATACAATGTCATCACCTAAGAAACTTGCACGACGCTGTGTTTCAATAGCGATATCACCAATCATACCAAGACCAAATGCGTCACGGTGGAAAACAGCACCATTGTAGTCACCGGCTGTGCCAGTGTTAGCAATGTTAGAAGTTTCATAAACTGGGATACCAGCAATCATACCAACATAGCCCATACGCATTGCTTCGTTGGTTACATCACTGTAAGCACCGGCTGTGAATGGAGTGTTGCCAGTTGTTGTTAATGCTGCCTTCAAGTCATAAGCAATTTCTGGGTGTAATACGCAGACCATACTTTCTGTAGGAACAGCGGCTGCCTTTAACTTAGCAACTGCTTTGAAGATGTCAGCGGCTGTGATTTGACCTGTGCCATTACCAAAGCCAGCGTTCAATGAACCAAATAATGCTGTTAAGTCTGTGTCCATTTTGCGAGCAACTGCTTCACCAAACAAGCGACCTAGGTCAGCAACTACATTAGAAGCGGCTGAAGTGCGAGCCAAGTCAGTTAGCAATGTGCGGATAGCAACTGTGCTAACTGTTAATTGTGCTGTATTTGTGCTTACTGCTGTGTTAGTTACTTCATCACCTTCAGTAACAGCGGCTGCTGTTTGGATTGGATAAATTGGAACATTTACATTTTTACCTTGACCTGGAGCCAATGTATAATTCTTTACTAATCCACGCATAATGGATCTCTCGCTTGCTACGAACATCGCTTCTTGGATGATCTCTGGTAGTAAGTCGTTTAGTGTTGTGGTTGTTGAACCTGCCATAATATATTCTCCTTAAATGAATTTTAGGCTAATCCCGCTGTCTTACGATAGTCAGCGTAGATTTTTCTGTGCTCAGGATTTTTCATATCAAGTTTTGACATATCAACTTTCTTAGTAGTTGCGCCTGTGACATTGCTACGAGTATTAGTTGTGGCAGGTGCTGCCGACACAAAATGCGGATTGCTTTGCAGCCATGACTGAACAAAACTATCCACACTTACGGGTTTACCGCTGTCATCATAGCGAACAACACCTTTTTCATCTAACACTTCAACTTCACCTTCTGGACTAAGTCTAACTTGATTACGAATCAATGCTTTAACTTGCTCAGGATTAACAGCACGATAACGAGCTGCCGCATCTACTATAGGAGTTTCTACTTTGAAACTTTCTATTACTCTATCCCTCTTTTGAATTTCTGCATCCTTCTTGGCTGCTAATTCTTGGATAACACGATCGAACTCTCCACGCTTGAGTTGTTGTTCTTGTTGAATCTTTTGATGTTCTGAGACTATTTGTCTAAGTTGATCTGGATCTCCAAGTTCTTCATACTTGCTGACATATTTCTTTTCTAGTTGATTTTTGGTCTTTGCTAGAATAGCGTTTACTTCATCTTGCGTAAATGTTTTTGCCGTTGCCTGAATTTCATTTTGAGAAGTATCAGTGCCTTCTGTAGCCGATGTTTCTTGTTGGGTCATCGTAGTCCTCGCCTCTTTAAGAGTAATTGTTTTGGCAGATAATTCTGCCTTATTGTATTTATATAAATTTAATCTTTTATTTGATCTAAGATATTCCTAGCCCATGTTAAGCCAGCTGGGCCGCCCCATAACAAATATGCTTGTGTGCCTGGAGTATTCTCACCGGGCTTATAATAAACTCTAGCACGACTTAGAAAACTAAATGTTCTTTTAACAATATCTAGACTTACTTGAGATCTTTTAGCAAATTGATTAGCACGGG